TAAATTATCAATACCGCCTTGCATAATTTCACCTGCTGCAATTTGGTATTTGTCTGTTACATAATCTTGAAACTTTTTACTGGTGATAATAGGCATCCAGAAATCTTTGGTATCTGTTTCTTTTATTCTGTATTTCTTTGCTTCTATTTCACCGGTAGAAACATCAACTCGACTGTACCACCCGTTAGAAGGCTTAACGACAAGGCCTGAATCAAGTGCCAAATCAAGTAAGCCTGACCACCGGCTAACACCGCCATCAAAAGAAACAGTAACAGGAATTTTAGATTTTTCTTTAACATAGCGTGATTTCTCCACGTTAATTATGAAGTTGTAACCAACAACCTCTGTGCCTTCCTTTTCTTGCTGACGGCCAATAATGAAAATGTTGTCAGCAGAATAGTAAGAACCGGTTCCACCACCCACAATATCTTTGGGGAACATACCAATTTCTTTATATGTATGATTTACCACAATCATTGGTACATCTTTCATTGTAAGATGTGGTGTGACCATGCGAAATAAACTTTTAACTTGCTTTGCACGGGACATATCAGCAACTGACTTGCCCTCTAAAGCATCTTCAACTTCTTTCTTTGAAGCCAAATTACCGATTGAATCAATAACAATAATTAACCTATCACCTCTTTCGAGATTGGTTAACTGTTGCATGATATCAAACTTTAATTGTTCAATATCAGTAAGAGGTGTATGAAGAACTCGGTCGGTATCAATACCAAAGCTGTCAAAATAAGACTGAGGAGTACCAAACTCAGAATCATAGAATAGTAACGCTGCATCATTATATTTGTCCAAATAAGATTTTGCCATTAATAAGCTAAAGGCAGTTTTAAAATGTTTTGATGGGCCGGCCCACATTGTAAGACCTGGGGTTAGACCACCATCCAAACGACCACTCAATGCCACATTAATAATTGGCACCGATGTTGGTATCATATCCTTCTGTGTGAAGAATTTTGATTTTGAGAGAATAGCGGATTCTTTAATCGAACTATTCTTTTTAATTTTATCAAGTATACTCATTTCTTTTCCTTTTCACGAAACGCAAACTCATCTTCATAATCATACTTAGGTGTTAATTCTTTAGTCTTCCTGTTTGGAAAACCCCTCTTGGTTATTGGAGGTATAGATTCACCTGAAGCACTATCAATTACAATATCTTCCACAGGTTTTTCTTCAATCTCAGTAATGTTTTCTTTTTCAATTTTAATAACATTATTTGCCAATTCTTCTTGTTCCGTAAATACCGGAATATCTATTTCTGTATTGGCTTTTTGTTTCTTTTTCTTCCAAATTTTTTTATGTATTTTAAATCTTTCCGTTTCTGGTGTCAAAGCAACAACAATATTATCTTTAACAATTGGTTTACCATTTCTCTGTTGCATTGACATATTTGCTGCTATTAATAATAACACAGCTAGCGGGTCAAATACAACCATGATTAACATGATTACCAAACGAACTGCCTTATCAATGGCATTGGCATCATCTGTACCATATATCATATCACCAATATATTTAATGGGACCAACTTCTGCCACAAGTTTATTTTCTTCTTTTAATAATGGTAATTTTCGTTTATTGATATCAGCCAATTCTTTTTGTGTTTGTTGAATTTGCCTATCGACATTGGCTGATGCCGTTTCAGGATTGCCGGCACGTTTTAGTAAATATTCTAATCGCTCATTGGCAATCTTTTCTTGCTGTTTGAGTGTTCTTATTTCTACTGAGTTGGCACCGGCTTCTAATGTGGAATCAATGTGTGCTTGAGATAGAAAACCAAAAATACCCATGCTTGTAATCACCATTAATACTACTACGGCAGATGTCAAGTATGATTTTAATAAAAGTGGGCAGGTTTTCCAATTACGATACAGCCATGATGCAGTAACTAATTTACTCATTTCAAGAACCGAGCCCATGAAAACAATTGGCCAAAATGCGCCTGTAAAGATTGCAGCTAAACCAATAATGGAATAATAGGCTGCAATGCCTGATAATAATAGTGCTGATAATAGTGTTAATATAATCATGAGAAAAAGTCCTCCAATGTACTTACCTTTTCTGTCGACCAGCCCATACAATCTAAAATGACTTTGATTGGTTCTAAGAAAGCTTTATCAAATTGCATATCATAATCAATATAATCATGCAAACCTAATTCTTTTGGTAAACGTGAAGGATATGAAATGACGGTATCTTTAAAATGATTTGGCATCTTCAAGTATGTAAACTTGACCTTCTCGCCTTCTTGGATGAGTGGATATTTCTTGGTAAGATTATTCTGATTTAAAAAGTTATTATATAAAATTGCACCTTTTACATGAATTGGTGTTCCCAATTTATATAAAGTGGCTGCGTCTGAGTATTTATTCAAGCCATTTAAACCACGAGGAAAAGATATTTCTTCAGGAGGCAACTTACGAAATTCTTCTCTAAACTTGGCAATAAAATTGTGTATATCCTGTTCTGTGCCAGACATCATTATTTTGATAGCCTGTTTCATCTTCTCACGAATTGAAGATGGTGTTGAGGACTTAATCATTTCTAAACCCATCACTTTCATGTATGGTTCTTTATATGACACACCTTCGTTATTAAAAATGTTTAGAATGTATCGTTTCTTGGCAGTCCACAATCCTTTGTTAGACAATGCCTCTCGTTTCATCTCCATTTTCTGCGAATACGCATTAACATAATCTGCAAGTTCTTGATAGGAAACATCAATAAACGGTTGAATTTTATCATCACATACTTTATCCATGAATGCAATGATGTTGTTTGTATCAACATTTCTATCACCATAGACCTTTGTAACGAGGCCTCCAAGACGTAAATAAATCGAATCAGTATCGCTTGCAATAACGTAGTCATCATTTTTAGTATCCAACAATTTGTTCATGTATTGATTTAGTTTATTCTCAATCCAACGAATGCTTAATTGGCCAGCAGTAGTAACAGCAAGGGCCATACGTAAATCATAAAAACGAAAATATTGACTACCGAGAGCACCGTAAGCAGAATTAAGGGAAACTTTCTTCGCCAATTGAATGTTGTTGTATTTGGCAATTCGTTTTTCGATTGCGTATTTTTTGGAATCATCTGTTTCATTTTCATACTCCTGTTTTGCTTGAAGCATCAGCTTCTTAAATTTCTTTCTATCTGTATACATTTCTTCCATCATCTTTGGCAAGAAACCTTGAATATCGGTACGAAAGAATTGTCCATTAGGTGTTAGTGTTGCATCTTTTAATTTAGATATATTCACCTCTTTCTTTAGAAGTTTATCAACAGAAACACCTTGTGAAATAATCTCACGCATTTCTTCTGTATAATTTTGTGGTTCAATTAGTGTTTCTGGTGAGATATTATACTGCATCATCAAATGTGGATACAGAGAGTTTAAGTCAAATGAAGCAACCCAATCATGTGAACCAACTTGTGGATCTTTAACATAGGCACCTTCAAATGCCGAATCTTTATCTTTAACTATTCTTGGTGGTACAATAATACCTTTCTCAAACAAATAAGAATATGTTAGAGAATCCCACATACGAGTTTGTGCAAATACATCTTCAAAGTTTGATTTGGTGTCGTAGGCAAGAGTTACGGCCAATTCAACCAGTTTCAACTTATCTTCAAGTTTAATAATGAGTTCAACGTCTTTAATGTTATACTCAATAAACTTCTGAAAGTTTAAACGATATAAAGCATTAAGGTTATCATACTCATCATAATCTAATTTACCTTCACCAAGTTCTACTTGAGCAATATTGTCCAGACGATATGATTCTTGTGACTTACCGCCAGGTGCGTACCATTTGTATAGTTCAATATAATCAAGTGACGATACACCAACAAGTGTATAATCAATTAACTGCCGATTGTTTACATATGCTTTGCGTTCTGTAATATAATTCCATGGTGATAGTTTTTTGGTTTCTTCTTCACCTAGAATCTTACGAAAACGATTGACAAGATAAGGTATATCAAAGAACTTGGTATTCCAACCAGTTATGATGTCTGGATATTTGTCTTTCCACAACTCTAGAAATTTCTTACAGAGATTGTATTCATCTTTACAACGAATATAGATTTCACCTTCTTGAACTTGATACTCACCACAACCAAATACGATTGGTTGGCTGTTAGTGAATTTTAAACAGATTGCTGTGATTGGTTCGTTTGCTTGATAAGGATCAGGAAAACCATTCTCTGAACCGACCTCAATATCGATTACGGCAACAGATACTTTTTCGTAATCGTAGTCGACCATACCCGTATGTTGGTCAGCAATAAAGGCGTATTCAAATCGAGTTTGACCACAAATCTTAGGTGCATTAGATACACCTTCAAATTGTTTAATGTAATCTCTTGCTGCTTTAACAGAAGCAAACTTTTTCTCATCAAGATAATCGCCATCGAGTGAGGTGTAGTTTGTTATTTTTTTAGAAGGTATAAAAAGTGAAGGAGAATAATTTATTTTATCCTTCACTCTCTTACCATTTTGAATGCCTCGATATAATATGTTATTACCGAAACATTGTATGTTTGTATAGAAATTACTCAAATTAACCCGTAATGATTTGTTGTTTTGCTACCACAATACCAGAACCAAAGACGCTATTATAATTATTAACAAAATCTTCTGCTGGAACATAAGAGTATACTACATTCTTCTTAGCGATGGCAAGCGTAGAACCTTTCTTTTGTTCGGCATGTAGTGGGAAAGGTGCAAAACCAACGTTGGGTTGACCGGTCTTAGGATCACGCACAATGGCAATACCAACTGGA